CATCTTGTTTGTCTTGTACTTCTAATGAGAAGACATCGACTTCTAGTTCTTTCATCTGTACTTCAAAAGCTTGTTCAGCTTGTTTGAGNTGTAGCATNTGTTNAGGTGTAGCTACGTCCATAGCTTTGTTAATAGCCTTTGGATTGTTAGGAACACCTAACACNTCAGAAATCATCTTAGCAGCCATGCCGCCCATAGGTCCACCTAATGCAGTACCTAGCGTTGGAGCCACTGCACCTATTATATTTGTTAATAATCCTTTCATACTAAATCCTCCATTAGTTCTTCATAAAAATTTCTAAAATGTTCTAGCTCCATAAAAGCTATTCCTCTTCCAATCTGGTGCATTCTATAAATGTTATACGCCAGTTCAAGTTGTTGTTCAGTGTATAATAACATTATACTAAGTTTAAAACTAGCTGTTGTAGCTCTACACTACGTCTACCAACCTGTTTAAACCACCTGCTATCTTCCATTTGTCTAGCCATCTCAGCCCAGTCGTTCTCTTTACAAGCTTTTAACATGTTACGAAACTTTGAAAGTCTTGTACCCACCTAGGTTAAAACACATGTTGACTAACACACGCTGGATATCTTCTGGAAGATTATTAAAATCTACCTCATTACCAAAGACATGCACAGCTTCATAGTAATGCTTGTGAAAATCTTGTTCATAGTATGTGTCTACAACTTCTTGTGATACAGGTGTACCAATTTCCCAGTCGTATTCTGCATCATTCGGTTGACATAGATGACCAACTCCTAGAGTCTTATAACCTAAACTGTCATTATAGATTTCTAGGACTTCGCCCTCGTGTCGTTTAATTTCCCATTTGCATAAGTCTATGTTCATTTTTTAAATCCTAATTTTTCCATTTGTTTTTGATAAGGTTCACCGGTGTAAGGATTAACTCTATCAGCAGGGTCTTCCTTAGTATAGGGCACTGTGTCTTCACCCTCTACTAAACCGCCTGTTGTATAGTTTTTCCTATATGATTCGTTATATGTTGGAGTATACTTTCTACTTGTAGGTCTATTCTTTAGACCTAGTAAGTATGCTGATTCTTTATCTATTTCTTTTGCTGCATCGGTTAAGCTATCATAAGGAGTAAAACCAGTATATTTTTCTATTACACCTTTTGTTCCTATTAAAGGAAATTTATTGGCAAAGGTTTGCATAGGACCTACTCGCCCTAATGTTAGTCCTAATATATCTGACATAACCGGACCACCTAAACCAAGACTAGATACTACAGGATTTTTAGTGTACTCTATAGACTTATTAAACCGTATTACATGTTCTAGTGGACCATAAAGCCCTACCCTTTGAAAAGCTTTTTCTATATCTTCAGAACCAAAACCTTCTTGAACTATCCTATCTCTGTTCTCTTCACTACTTCTCCAGTAGTTAGTTCCTAATGCAAGACTTGTACCCATTAAAGCAAAGGCTGCTAGTTTAGGTGCGTTAACTTTTGGGTTAACTACGGTTGAACGTATATAATTTTTTAATACTGTGTTACTAAAAACTGTAGGGTATCTTAAAAACTGTGTAAAAATATCTAATTTAGGATGAGTCATAAACGTAGGTATTCTTGCCCTATCTCTTCCGACAGGCATAATAACTTCATTAACAAATCTTCCAGCACCTTGTACAACAGACTTATAAAACTCATCTTCATATGTTATATCTCCAGTCAAGACACCGTCTTTTCTCGCTGGACCAAAAGAAGTCTTGGCTCCATCATCTAACCAACGTATACCGTCTTGTACGTCTACACCTAGATCATACACTTCACTTTTTAATTTTTGAATGTTTCTAACTTCTGATCGTTTTAATCCTTGAGGTGCTATCTCATTAAAAATATCTACACCTTGTTTAGACAGCGTATTTAACTGTTCTAAATTTTCTCTGATAATACCTTTACCAACATTAAACGATGCTAACTGTACCGCTTTTGTCCAAGGCATAAGTAGATTACCTTTGAAGTATCCTCTACCTATTTTTTTTAAGAATTCATTCTGTAATCCTTCACCAGATAATCTGTTCGTAGACTCAGCTAAAGACTCATCCATTGCTAAGAATACTTGATTCATTTCTTTTTGAATATCAGAGTCCGACATTTTATATTTTTGTTTTAACATGCCGGGAATATCTTGAACAAAGATTTTATGTCCTTCTTTTAATCCTTTAAGTGCATCTTTTGCTGGAGCAGTTAAAGAGCCACCTGTTTTAGTCAGGGGTATAATTGCTTCAGTTAAAGAAGAAACCGTAGCAAGGGGTAAGTAGGCTATAGAATTAGCAAGTTTAGTTCCATCATAAATTCCTTGAATTAAACCACTGTCAAAATAATTAACTTGTCCTGTTATAGATTCATACAGACTAATAATATCTTTCTTATCTTTTCTTGATAACCCTCTTCCCCCTCTAGCCTCCCTTAACTCTTGCTCCATAGGGTTTAACCATCTTTCTTGGAATTGATTTTTGTTTGACTTAGCAGAGAATCCGGGAAGTAAAAAACTTCGTTTGTGTTGTATTGTATTTGCAGCGTTTAAATAATAATTAATTGCTGTATTTAAATCTGTAGTTAAAAAGTCTTCAAATGCATTATCATTTAAATCCCTAAATTGTCTAGAGTTTGTTAATAAAATAGAATGAGAAGAAAACAATTCATTATTTTTATTTAACATTTCAGAAACAAGAACAGATGCCTCGTTGTTATCCTTTACAATTTTTTGATCTACTAGTAACTTTTCAAAGTTAACTTGGTTATCTTCAATTGCTTTTCTATTCCAACTTCTAGGGAAATAATCTTTTAGTCTACGTTCTTCTTTTATTAAACCAGACTCAACAGCATCATCAAATATTTTACCAAAAAAAACCTCTAAGTCTTTAGCAACTTGCTTCACTTCTGGTGCATATTGATCGGGTTTATCTCCTCGTAAAATTCTAATAACACCAAGCTCATCGCTTTCTTTCATCACACCTGTTTTTCTAATAGGTGCAGTAGCCTCATCAAATAATCTACTATAGTCACCTCTTAAATTATCTAATTTTTCACCGTGTCCTAACGCTACTTTTTCTCTAGTAACCGTTCCAAATCCTCTACTAAAGTCGTCTCTCATTAAATTCCCAAGCTCTCTAGTAGACGGAGAAAACTTTGCTTTTGTATCTAGAATAGAAGTTGCAGACCCAATTGTTACAGCTTTAATCTTATCACCAACCTCTAACGTTTTAGAAACTTTATCTGCAAAACTTCCTTTATCAACTTTTAAATATTCATCATCTGAATAAAGTCTATTCATTTTACTATAAAATAAATTAGCTTTCTGGAGTCCTCCACCGAGTAACCCACCTGTTAAAGTTCCTAGAGCAGTAGAACCTACTAGTTCCGGAGTAGAATATAATTTTCTTATATCTGTATTTATTTCTGTGGTTTGTCTAAAATGATTATCTAACCCTGTCCATGCTCCTACTTCTAAGCCTGTGACAAGTGCTGCTTTTTTTACAGATCGTTTACCTTCTGCTTTTAAAGAACCAGCTGCAACTGCTTTAGAGCCTTGTAAAACAGCCTGTTGTATTCCTTGTTTTGCAGCTAAAGAAGAGCCTCCTGTAAGAGGAGCAGCTAGTGCAGCAGCAATAGCAGTAGGGTCAGTAGCAATATCAATACCTGCATCTTTAACTAACCCAAAGAATTGTTTCATACTTCCTAGATCAGCATTATCAAATTCTTGTCTTAAATAATTATAGTCTTTTTTTTGTTGGTCTGTAAATTTACCACTTTGCATGGCTCGACTCATTCCTGAGTAAAGATTAAAATCTGAATCTCTTAGGTATTCAAAGACATCATCAGATTTTTCTCCTACAGAAGATAAGAATCTTTCAGAAACTTCTAAAAAGTTTTCGTCTTGTTCTAAATCATCTAAAGTTTTTTTACGTTTTGAGTAGCCCAAACCATAAGAATTAGATGTAGTATCTAAAAAGTTTATAGACATATACTACCCTTGATTTATATTAGAAGAATAACTGTCTGCTAATATTTGTTCTATAATTAAATCTAACTCTTTATTAGAAACTTTTTCTGTAGTAGCTCCTTCAAATCGGGCTCTAATTTTTTCTCTTTTATCCTCTTGTGTTGCATTTGTTCCTACAGATTTAATAGTATCTTTTATATACCATTCAAATAATTTATCTTGCACCTGTTCGGTAAATATAGTATTATCATTAATATTTAAATCATCAAACCCTTTTCTATTTTTAATATCTCTTAGGGTAGCTCCCACAAATTGATATTTTCCAACGGGGGTGTGAGTTGTTTTATTTTGACCTTGTTGTCTTGACCAATCAGCATACTCTCCATCAAACTTGGTAAACTCTAATACTTCTTTTAGTGTGCTTTGAGTAGGTGTAAAGTTTTTAAAAGTTTCTTTTTGAGATTGTTTCCAAAGAGCATCAGGGTCGTTAGAACTTTCTGCAAAAGTTAAACCATTTGTTACTTGTTCTTGAGGTTCTGTACTATAAGTATTTATTAAATTAGAAATTTCTAAAGCTATATCCGGGTTTTCTAAAGCAAGGTTTCTAGCAGCATAAGGTGTTGATAAGTCTTTTTCTGTAAGCCCATACTTTTCTTGTATAACATTCCATACTCCTGCTTTACTTTGTCTTGTTGCTCGGGCATCAGTAGGTTCAAACAAATAGTTTACAATTCCACTATCTTGTGGACCAGAATCAGTTCTAGTTTGAGCTATAAGTTTTCTAAAATCTTCTGCTTTTTTTGTATTTTCTTTACTAACTTTATTGCTTTCTTTATTAGAAGTTGTAAAGTTTTTTATAGCTTGATCCATACTACGAAGGTCTTGAGCAAAAGCAGATGAACCTCCTGAAGGTTTTATTTCTGTTGTTTCTTGATTAGTAGCAGTTAATGCTTCTTTTTCAACATTAATGGTTTCACCAGCATCTTTAAAAATAGTATCTATCTCTAATTTTAATGCTGCTTTTTCATCTAAGTCTAAGTTTAAGTTTTTATTTTGATTAATAATACCGTGATATAAATTTCTTACATCTTTAATCTCACCACTTCTTTTTGCTTCTTTTAATTCTTGTATTATTCTAGGAGTATCCTCTAACAATGCACGATCAAACGTTTTACTGTCAAGATTGATTCGGTTTCTTAATAAATCTGCTTCTACCATTCTAGTGTTAGTAGAAGTTTTTCCTTCTACTTGACCAAGTACAAAACCTAAAGCAGCATCTTCTATTTCAGTTTCTGTATAGTTATCTGACCAATTTTTATTATTAGCTGTAAAATAATTTGCGGCTAAAGCTGCGTTACCACCTACAATACCTAGATAATCAGAATCAGCTATTATTTGTTTGTCTTGTTTATTTTTGGGGTCTAGAGTGTTTCTAAATTTTTGAACATATCTAGTTACTTCCTGTGTAGTAGGCTGGTAAGCTTTAGTTTGTTCATATATATCTTTATAATCTGTTAACAAACCTGCAGCTTCAGTAGCAAAACCTTCTAATTTAAGAGCATCGCCAAGCTGATATAGTTTTGTAGGATCATTATCAAAAAACTGTCTTCTTTCTTTTTCAGTTTTTAAGCCTCTCCACTCATCAACTAGAATTCTACCGTTTGCAAGTTTTGCTCCTTGTCTTGTTAAATATGGTGCTGGGTCTACTTCTTTAGTTAATGTCAAAGTGTATGCTCTGTCAATAATTTGAGTTTCTGTAAAATTAGGATTCTCTTCAGCCGTTTGATCGAGAAGTTCTTTAAAGTACTCACTGTCTACGTTGGCATATATTTCATCACCGTTTGTAAGTTCATTTAACTTCTTAATCCCAACAGAATACATAGCATCTCTATTAATCTCTTTATTTTTAAATACTAAAGGAGTATATAGTTGTTCTTGAGCAATTTGATTATCAATACTATCTCTAAAAGTTGTTCTATTATTTTTAGCTTTAATTAAAGAGTCTTGCAAATCAAACAATTCTGTATTATTAGTAACTAAATCTCCCTTTACATCTATACCAGCTTCTCTTAATTCTTTAGCTCTTGTAGGGTCGCTTTTACTTTTAAAAATTCTATTCCAAGCTGCTTTTAGTAAACCTTTTTTAGTTGGGTCGTTTTCTACAAGCTTTAAAGCTGCTAAGTATTCTTCTTTAGCTGCTTTATTAAACCTTTCAAAGTTTTGTGTTGTGGCTCTAGGGTCTACCTTTAAAGCTTCCATTTTGTTCATTAATTTTTTTCTTTCTTCATTATATGCGGCATACATACTATCTCTAAGTTCTTTAGGTTGTTTATCTACATCATCCCATGTAACTCTGGCAGCTGATACTTCATCTGTATTGTTAATAATTTTTTTAACTTCTTCGTTTAAAAAAGTTTCTTCACTATCAATGTATCTTTTTAATAGTTTTCTGTCACCTTCAGCGGATGCAAAATCAGCTTCGTTTAATTTAAAAATATCGTTATACTTTTTGTTAACAGCGTTAACTCCATCTACAATACCTTGCTTTTGATTTTTTTGTAAAGCTCCTAAACTTTCAAAAAGAACTGTAGCGAGTAACGCTTTGTTTCTTTCTTTCTTGTCTCTTTTTTTATTACTTGCTAGTAAAGAACCAGCAACTTGTCCAAACTGTGAACCTGATAAATAATCTTCTTGTGCCATTACTCTTCTCCTTTACCTAATAAACTTCTAATTGCCGGACCTTCTTCTTTGACTTTATCTAAAATATTTTGTGGTACTGCACCGCTTGTAATTTTACTAGGCTCCATACCCTTTTTCATTGTACCATTTTTAATATCATCAAAAACAGTTCTAAACTCATTAATCTGTTTATCAAACTCTTCTTGATTATCTTCTTCATCTAACTCATCTAAATCATTACTGTCTTCAATATTATACTTAATGTTAGCTTCCTCACCGATAGCCATAACAACATACATAACTGGTTCTGCTAATAACATTAATACATCAGGATTAAATTTACCCTCTGTAAACTTTGTATATAGCATAACCATTGCAATGTCTGCAACTGCTGCACCATTTGCTAAAGCCTGTACAATTTGTTGCATTGCTTCTGGTTGGAATATCACTCCTGTCATATAATCTAAAGCATCTTTAGGATTTGCAAACTCGGGTGGTTGTTCCCAAGCGTAAGGTTGTGAAGGGTCGTTAACTAAACTCTGTCCGGGGATTGCACCACCTTTTGAAGATAGATTAACAATCTCATCTAAGCCTTCTTGATTAAACCTAGCTTCTCCTCGTATCTTAGGACC